CAAATTTGAGCTATTCCTCTAAGCTCTTCGTAAATAGTTTCGAGTTGGTGCCTTTTCTCATCTTTTCTACTATTTTCTGGTCGAATTAAGTCTCCGTAGTCTACGATGATTAAGTCCGGGACAAAATTACGCCTTTTTAGCTTCTCAACGTGATTTTTAATTGTTTGAATACTAGCACTTCTTGTGGGGTATTCTTTGATAATTAGCTTGCCCTCGATATCCCTAATTTCATCGTAAATTTTTTCCTTGAACACTACTAGATTTTTAAGTTCCACACCAGTGATAGCAGCATCATAACGGCCCCCCACCACAGTATCTGCAAGCTCAAGAGTGTAATGAAGAACATTTTTTCCCGCCTTGAGAGCTTGGGCGCCGAGGTGGACCAACACCATTGATTTACCCGCACCAGTAGGAGCAACAACAACACCAAGCTCCCCTTTACCAAGACCTCCTTTAGAAATGTCATCAATATCTTTCCATCCTGTTGTAATTGGATCTCTAGCTTTCTTTACAAAGCGAGCCTCAAAGTCAGCCATATAGTCGTAACCTAGTGTGTTATCGGTTCCCAGGTTCAAAGCTGTATCAATTACCTTTGACACTTCATCAAAGGATGATGACTTAATTAGCTCAACTGATTTTATCAGTGCTTCTTTCAGTTTTTGTTTTTTGCAAAAATCCAGTGCGGTATCTTTGATATACTCTGAACTATCCGGGATTTCGCCGTTTGCCAGCACTCTGGCAAAGTATTCTCTGATCCTGAGTTTGACCGACTCGGGCTCTGCATCCAAACCTGTTCGAATGATGGAATGCATGATATTAGATGTGGGGTGGACTCCATATTTCTCTCTGTACTCTTTTACTTTTTTTGTGAACACTCTAAGGTGCTTCAGTTCTAGAAAGTTTAAATCTAAAACTTCAAACATTTGATCTGCAAAAGTTCGGTCATTCAGCATCAAGTGACATAGGTCTTCTTGGAAGGACTTTCCAAACTTTGAGAAATTATTTACTTGTTCCATTCTTGTTCCATAGTATGTAATACACTGTATCAGATTTTTTCATGAAAAGGAAGTAATAATATTATTAAATCTCTGCTCTAAATCTACAGTAGCTACTGTCAGCACGCCGTCTTGAAGCATCATCTTTCTCATTTCTGTCTGGTTGTAGTGAGGCTTATATTCTTCAAATGTCTCATCGATCCCTTGTTTAGCTTGAATTGACAACATGGGAGAAGATAGTTGCATAATATCATAATTATTTTCAATTAATTCTTTGGAGTCCAAAATGTTAGCGTAAACTTTTTGTTTGTTTTCGGGACGTAAACACTCCTCAAGAACACTAGACAGGTAGTGTGTTTTCTCCTCTTTCAAGAAGGGGAATCTCTTAGCGACCGTTTCTAAGCCAACGCGAGGGACGCCTGGTAAGTTATCTGAGCTATCGCCCACTATAGCTCTCGCTAGCGCGAAATTTGAGGGATGAATCTTAAACTTTTCAACAACACTATTTTTGTTTAGGTATTCCTTTTGTATGGGTCTGTGAAGAATTGTTTTATCATCCAAAAGTTGAATAAAGTCTTTGTCAGCTGACACAATAACTTTTTGCCAATCAGCAAAAGTAGAGTTATTCTTAATATATGAAATTACATCATCTGCTTCAACTAAGTTTTCCATGAATTGAATGACTGGTGTTTGATTGAAATATTCGATTACTCGCATCTGTTGCCAAACTTTGTTATCGATTATTTCACTCTGGTCCATGCCTACCTGGGACCAATTGGTTCTAGGTGGCTTACGTCCCCCTTTATAGTCTTTGTTCATAGATCTGCGTTTCTTGCTACCTCCTTTACCATCCCAAACCAACACCATCAAGTCCGGCTTGATTTCTCTTGTTAGTTTATTAAGTATGTTGATAAAAGTTCGAATACCACCAATGGGGGATCCGTTTGGGTTCTTGCTGGGGTCCACTATATATCCGCGGATGAACTGATTATACGCGTCTACTATCATTACTCTTTTCATTGTTTTTCTCCTAAGATCTCTGAAAGCTTCTTTTTCCAAAATTTACTTTCTTTTTGGTGAACTTTTAACTTGTTGCTGAAGTTTTTGTCTCTTTCCAGATGTCTGGTTTCAATATACCTGTAATCATTATTAATATTGGTATGCTCACTAACATCAACCGCTACAATATCGCAGAAGTCAGCATTATACATTCTATTGCTTTTGCAGCTGCCCGATTTTCGGCTTTTCTGAATTTCTAATTTGAACGATCCGTCAGAGTATTTCTCGTTTCTCGCCCTTTTGTGTTCCATGAGGATTTTATCGTTTATAACAAAATCCGGCTCACCATCATTTCCTGACGGGTTTTCTTTTACAATATATTTTTGGCTTTTGAGAAATAATTTGTGTCGGATCTGTGACAGGGCCCCACGAAGGGCTACTCCAAACATTTTATCCTCTTTTGCAAAACGGATTATTTCTTCTAGTTCTAGTCGGCTTATATCTAAATATGTCATTTGTTTCTCCATAAAAAAAGCCCGGCGAAGAGCCGGGCTTGTGTGAGTGACTATTCTGCCGGCGGGACATCGTCCGCGTCGTAGAAGTCGTCTGCTTTGCCTTCTCTATTCTTGAACTTCATAATAACATCTTCTTCAATAATAGTCAAGACACTTTCTCTGAATTTTTCACTCTCCAGTTTAGTGACCCATTGCTTGCGCTGGAACTTTTCCTTAGACCCATCGTTGTGGATTAGCGTAAACCATGCTCCAGACTGCTCAAGCCTTTCAGAGATTTGGATTGCATCAAACCAACTTTCTTCGTCTTGAACACCAACGGCATCGTCGCCCCACAGGATCTTGAAGTTGCAGGTCCGGCCGTGAGTCCCAAAACGAGACTTTTCAAGCTTTACCTTGACTTCGGATCCGATGCGGAAGCCATTGTCATCAACGATAAAACTAGCTTTGGCTTTTCTCGCGGTAAGCCACACACGAAGAGAATAAGCATAGATCATAGCCTTTCCTCCTGGGGTTGTGTATGGCTCAGTCATTGCCTGCGCTGGTGTTCTTGCTCCCAAGTTAGTCTTCAACTGATTGAGGACTAGAAAGGTAGCGTTTGCATCAGCGATAGGGATAGTTAGCTTGGACATTCCCTTAGCCAGGATTCTCGGCTTTACAGCCATAGATGACTGAGGATTGAAGTCACCTTCAACATCAGAAATCGACGGAGTAAGGGCCAAAGAGTCCCAAATGAAAAGCCACTTGTTACCAGTAGCTAGCAACTCTTCGATAGTCTCTAGGACAAACTCAACAGATGCTGCTTGGACATACATAAGCCTATCCAAGTCGCAGCCTGCTCGCTCCATAAAAGAAGGATCGATAGCAGACTCCGAATCAAAGTAAACTACATCAATGCCCATCTTTTGAGCGTTCCCAGCAATCTGTGCAGCCAAAAATGATTTACCAGTACCAGGAAGGCCAGCGATCTCTGAAATTTTACCCACAGGGATGCCAGCATGTCTGCCCTTGCAAATAATTGCATCAAGCCACTTAGAACCGGTAGGGATCCACTCATTCACCTCTGTTGGGTTATTATCTTGAAGTGAATGTGCAACTTCTCTACCTGCTTTCTTATTAATGATACCTCGAATAGAATCTATATCCAAAGCACCTTTCTTGAGTTTTGATACTTTTGCCATTTTTTACCTATTGATTCAACAAATCGTTGAATGCTGCCTCTACAGAATCTGTGTTATTGGTTGTGTTATTTCCAAACTTTTCAACTTCTGTGTTACCAGATTCGCCTGCCAGGTGCTGGTCCATAATTGACTGAACTTCTTCCGTTGTTTTTCTTTCAAAAATTTCATCAAAATTAGGAATAGTTTCTAACAGTTCTGCGCACCGATCGTCGCCTCCGACTGCATCATCACAAAGAGCAGTCTTTCGAGGGCGTGGGCGGATATCAGTTCTTGGAAAACTGGCACCTGGTAACTTACCGTACATTAGCTTCAAGTCATTTCCTGTTTCTGGGTCTGTAATGTCACCGTAGTCAGGATCTAGGACGATTGTTAGCAGCTTTTCATAAGCCATCTTGCCATATCCCCAGACGCGGATACCCTCCGCTTCTTCGCCGCGGACAAGCACTGGAGAAAAGAATCGTTGTTTTGCAAACATTTCCTTTGCCTGTCTCTTGCTTTCTTCCGTTCCTTCGTTCCAAAGTCGATTTGCGAAGTTGCATGCTGGACAGTCATCTCCAAAATTTCTCTTTGGACATAGAAATGATTGACCACCAATTCCGTAGTGAAAGAATCTTTCCTTGAAAGGGTCTCCGTCTGGAGTAGAGACGATGCGAATGTTACTCTCCCCATCTTCGGGTCTCCAGAAGTTTTTCTTGCCCCCATCACCCTTTCCGTTAAGTTTATCGAGCTTTGCTCTCATTGCGTCTAAATTAAGTGCCATAATTATTACCTCCTATTGGTTTGTTGTTTTTTTGCACACTTTTGGCTATAGCAGGTCAGCAAATATCCTGACCAACTGATTTTAATATATTATATTTTTTAAGATTTGTCAACTATTATATCTTGAATTTTTGGAGAAAAATATTCTGTATAGATGTAATCATTTTCATATTGTGTGGGGTAGATTCCAAATGAAACCTTCCTCTCTTCTGTTATTTTTGATTTTACTTTGTCCGTAATTGTTCTAAATAAATTCTCTTCTGTTTTGAGTCTTTCTTCGTTGATACCATAATAGTATACCACATCAACTTCCTGCTTGAAAGGAAAAAACAACTTATCTTCGCCGTCCAAAGATGATAGCCCAAGAGTTGTAATCCTGCAGGATTCCTTGGGCCTCTTAAATGTAGAAGTGATTGGTTTGGTATTCTTAAACACGTCCATCATGTAATAAGTACTTGTGAATACATGATTTATTTGGTCGTAATAGTCAAATACGTTTGTTGATCCAGCCAAGGATTCAAGCTGCATATTTGAAACCATGCATATTTTACCAAAAAGGCCGCTGCGGGAAAAATTCTGCAAAATACCTCTTACTGATCTCTCGTGCAATACCTTGGTCTCTGACAAAACTTCAATCTCTGGCATGAAATATACGACTTCCATTGCTACCTTCTTTTTGTGCAAATGTTCAAGGGCTCGGAGAGTTATGCCGGTTGAATCGGAACCTCCGCATAAAAATATCGTGCAGGATTCATGAATTTTGTCGAGCCACTTGTGAAGTTTTGACATGTCCATGGATTCGTATTCTTCAGGGCCTTGCTGAGCCGGTAGTGCAAACTTATACTTTGAAGTTTTATTGAATTCATTAGAAATTTGAAAACTCTGGTATACCTTAAAATCTGCAAGCTGCTGTACAATACTGCTTCCCGCTGTTCCAATCCCTAAAATAGTTTTCAAAGCTTTAGCTCCTTCAAACTGCCAAATGTTCTTCCAACGTTGCACGTACTTGGAAATTTTCCCCAACGCGTTGCTTCAAACTTTTTTTTCACCTCTGGTAGCAAATCGATATCCTCTCTCGAAAAGTCAAGAATAATAGAGTCATGTAGTGTAAATGCCACATTTGATTTTCTACCTTTCATCATTTTCATGATTTTATATGCATTTTCGATAACTATATCAGAAGTGGTAGATTGTAGCAAGTAATTTTGTGCTTTTCTTTCTTCAACTGTTAGCTTACGGCCGTATGGAGTCGTAAGTAGTTGCTTTTCAAAAAAGTAAAAATCTCGAAAAATTTGCCGCGAAAAAAATTTGTCAAAGTGACTTTTTGAGTTCGAAGGATTATATAGCCAGGCGAAGAGTTGGACCTTTGCTTGGGACCTCTCTACTGATCCGTTAAAAATATTTTCAGCTACCCATTCATGAATATCGCCTTCTGGCTGGTCATGGCCAGATAGGGCCAACATTGTACGAACTTCTGCAGCATTTAGATCTAACTCTACAAAAGAATCGTTGTTCGGCTTTAGTAATTGCCTCTCTTCTTTCTTCATGGTTAGAACTGGGATGGAACCTTTTTTTGTAGTCAACCTTCCAGTAGCTGATCCGAAAATGTTATACAATACTCTGCCGGTTTGACCCTGAAACTTGATGCTCTGATGTGATATGTTGGTAGTTAATACATGTGCTTTATGTAGTATTTCATAATCTGCTTCCTTTTGCATTCTGCTGTTTAAATTTTCCATAGCTTGTTGTCTAATTTCAAACCACTTTGCTAGTTGATGTTTGGGCAAAAGATCAAAAAAGCACTCATCCTGTAAGCTAACTTTGGCTGCAATTGCAGCTTTTCGGTGAGACTGTATCTTCTTCCTGTAGGCCTCGTATACCTCAGGATCGTGACAATAAGAAGACAAATCTTCACTCCTTGCAGAAAGATATAAATAACGATACCTTTCATCATCTAAGAGTGGGGAGTGTTTCCAGGCCAGAGAGTGATTATTCACAATATCTGTGGGTTCATCTATGAAAAACTTTCCATCGTGATATATTCCACTACAATTGTTTTTAATGTCTAGAGTTTGTAGAATCAACTGTAATCCTTCACATTTGTTTTATTATAGCTGTTGGTGTTTTCTTTCTTTTGGTAAATACTCTTTATATGCTCTGCACAAAACATGCCAATCTTGCCCAGTGCAGGCTTCAAACTAAAAAATAGACTTTGATTTAATAGTTTCGTTTTATATTTTACACTATAGACGCTATGGGTGTCAAGAACTTCTCTCTTTCTTTTTTCATAATTACTCATGTCCATTCTTAGCTCCATCATTCTAACCTCTAATAGTGTCGCAAGCCAATATTCGATCTCTACATTGTTTGGAATCGAAGGTCTTATCGCATTTCTTTTTACTTCTCTTCCGCTTTCACGGGACACGTAACTATATATCGGATTACGAGATAGAAAGTTATTGTAAATGCCTTCCACAAACAATTTAACTACCTCGTAATCGTCGTAATGAGTTTTTGTGCGAAATATTCTTGACAGTACGTTCTGGTAGGTTGTATTTTGTTGATACTCTTTTATCAATTTTTGCATGGGCGCCGATTCTAGATTAGCTATGAGTCTCCATGGAGCATTTTTGTCGATATAGAATCCCGATTCTTTGGCAAGATCAGAATAGCATGCAAATTCTTTAGTCTGAATTATGTTTGCTTTTTCACTATCGACATCGTATGGTAAATCCGCCAATTCCACACATAGACCAGAAACATTTATTGGACAGTTACCGCTGTGAAGGAATCCACTTCTAGAAATAGGTTTCTCTGCCAAGTTCTGAAATGCGACCTGTTTAAATATAACCATAAAATCACTGAAGTCTTTTATTCTCGATTCATATACCTCCATGTCAGAGACGATTTGTTCAGCTCTTGTTCTTACATAGTCTTGGTATGAATTATTAAAATTTATGTAAGCCTTTACCGGTACGAGACCATCCAAAAAAGGAGGGTAGGGTATCGCGGTGTTTTCACTTATAGCTCTGTATGAGTCCCTGAATTCATTAAATGCTTTCACTACAAAAGTTGCTGCCCTGAGTTCTGGTGCAGCATAATCACCAAACTTTTCAAGTGTTGTATTTTCGTCATCAACTAAGAGAACAACTGGCTCGAAAAACTCATTGTAAAGTCCATAGTTAGGCATCTCATACCAAGTATCTAAGAAATCTACTTCAGTATTGGATATTCTTTCTTTGTATTTTTTCCTTTCAAAAAAGCTGACTATGGGTTCTAGATTATTTTTTCCATTAAATTCTGAAGCCATTACAATACCCTCGTTATATCAATTTCATTATTGTCACCGATCTTGACAGTGACATTTCCAAGTCCAGAATTTCTCTTAGTGGTGTATTGCCTAGAGTTCTCTTGCTTGCTGTAGTGGATCAAATCTGATGTGTTTCTCCGAGACAGTTCCATTTTTATTATGTCAGATTTTTCTTTGGTTGTCAATAGATCTGAAGCTAAAATAGTTTCATAGTCTCTAGACTTTACTTTTCCTATTTCAGGAGGAGAAAGGTTTTCTGCGTCCGTATTGGTACCAGTCTCTGGCGACTCATTTACTCTGCTTTCTAGATGCGGGGTGATCTCCGCAAGAAATTCTGTGTCGTTTTCTGCCCATGATGTGTAAGACGTTTGAAGCGTTGTTGTCATTGAGGACCCATTAAATGATGTGTTAACTGATAAAATTTGATAGTATCCTCCAAGGCCGAGTCTGGCGGCTGCAGACCGCTTATTCCTAGGGTCGCCAAAGCCAATGCTAGAAGGATTCACGTATACCATGCTACCTGGTAGGAATAAGCCATTTCCAAACATTTCTATAGTGGCAGTGTAGGGCATTTTTAGTTCATCATATAAATTCACAGAACCCAACATGAGTGCTTCTTTACGAAAAGGTACATCAAACTTGTTAAAATTTATACTCTTAAGCATGCCTCTATTTTTTCCTATGTGAAAGTGATATATACCGTTTTCAACATCCTCTTTTATGTCTCCAGCTAAACCTGTAACGTTGGAGTTTGTCATTTCAGAATAAACAATGTAATATTCCACCTCATCATCTACATTTTTGGGTATACCTCTCCTAATAAAGTCGGGCAATTGATCAATGTCTACCTCTGTGCTATTTTTCTTCATGCTATCTGACTTGGGACCTGTGATACTTATTGTTCTAATCTCAACATCTTGTGACACAAAAGGTGCATCTCGTGAGCCGTGTCCAGCTAGCGCTTTTCGTATTAATCTTGTAGTCAAATCATCTAAAAACTTCTTAATAGATAAATTCGTTTTACTTTGCTGTTCAATTTCATCTAGAAAATACTTTGTAAAAATTTCCAACGTTATGGGTATATCAGCTATGTTGACTTTTATCACTTTATTGTCGGAAACCCTTATTGGCACCTCTCCTAGAAGGATTTTCATGCTTCTAAGACCTTTCTTCAACCTCTGTAATGCTACTACAACTTTTTTATTATCCTTTCCCTCTTCAGTCTCTTGCTTTTGGGCTTTTGCGATAGCTTGATCTATGTTAGCTCGAATATTGTAAGAAACAGACTCTAGTATGTCACCAACGTAGAGGTAATGAATTGACTTACTTCTCCGGGTTTGTGCCTCAAGTTTCTTTTGTGCCTGCTCGGCCGCGAAGCGAGCGATTTCAAAGTCTATTTCATTCGACCTAAGGGCGCTAATTTTCTCGAAATCATCATCGGGGACATCCTCGAACTCCTTCAGAATCGACGCGGACGTTTCTGCCGCGGCCGCCAAGAGTTTATCAGGCATGTCATATTCTTTTTCTTCTTGAGATTTTTCTCTATCTTCTGCCGATTGAAAGTTCTTAAATGCTTCAATATCATTTTTTGAAAGCGGGAGACTGTACAGTCTATCGCTCTCCGAATCTATATCGTCATCTGCTAAGTAACCAAAATATTTTCTCATTCTATTTTTTGTCTTAACTTTTTGTCGCCTCTCTAATTTTTCTTTTTCTTCCTTCGTCATATTGGCCACATCTTTACTATCTGGCTCTTCGATCATAAATTTTGATATTGCCAGTAAATCATCTTCGTCTTTGAGAAGGCTTAGTGCGGTGTCTGTTAGAAGACCTTCTAAGCGGCCAATGTATTCAATTGATATTGACGCTGTGCCGTCTTGTTGCACCGAGATTGAATGGTCTTTCAATGTCATTCTAATTGAAAGATTTGTATTTAGTATTGCCTGCTTTTCTTTTGCAGACAATATATCAGATCGAGAATTGACCGAATACCCTAGTCTCACTGATATCTCATAGTTTGATGCTCTGTTTACTTGTTCCGAAGAGACCTCCTTGGAAAGACCATCTTTTAGAGAGACATAGCCTCTTTTCGATATCGTAAAGAGATCCGCTAGGCGGGCGTATCCCGGTGGTGGTTCTTTGAAAATATTCTCAAGGTTGTCCACAAAAATCTCCAGTGAACAAGATATTTCTTTGTCAAAAGAAAAAGGATTATTACCAGTAAAATTAGCAGAAAAACTTCTTATACCGACTCCACCCACACCTGAGCCGGGCTGCAGAAGAGATTCCGCTGTAACGATTTCCGATGCGACAGGAAAGTAAAAAGGTTCATAGAGATCGCCTTGAACCCTGTAAAACCTAATGTCCGGAACCAAGCTTGATAATTTGTGCGTCTCTAGATCTATAATATCCCTGTAGACATTTACTTTTTTTGACCTGTTTACCTTCGATACAAAATTCTCTGGTGTGTAGTTTCCTACGACTTTATATATATTAACAGAATCCTGTAATGCAGCCTGCTTAATACTACTTTTTTTTGGGTCAGCCTTGGTCTTCCCCTTTTTAAGGAAATGGTTATACATCAGATAAGCCTGACTATTAAAATTTCTTGTTTGTTGTTTTGCTTTTTTACTCATCTTTGCTAACGTAATACAACGCTTCCTCTAGTGGTAGAGGTACGTGGACAGTGTCACCTACTTTGTAGAGATTATCAATAGGTTTTTTGTTGAACCATCCAATAACCCACCAGTATCTAACATCACCGTAAAACTTATTAGCCAGTTTTGCGAGGCTATCACCAGTTTTATATATGTGATCAGTAATAGTTAAGTCTCTCATTTCTGAAGAAGATATCTTTCCAAACTTCATCTTTGAGTAGTGTCGAAACCTCTTGATACCTCTCTCTTTTAAAAATTTCTTATAGAGTTTATTCTCGTTTATCAGTATATCCCTCTTTTCATCTCTATCCAACATCAGTCGTCACCTCCTGTGATGGAGTTTGTCCTCGAAGTTACAACATCTGAATTTGCGCTCGGCACATTATCAGCTGATGGGAGTGAAGGTTGCGGTCTTCCGTATGGGAAGTTTCTATTGATAAATTCATCTCTTTCAAAACCAAGTTCGTGTTCGTGTTGTGGCTCAAAGGTAAAACTTATACTAAATGCTTTCGCCAACAATTCATTACCTCTTGAAAAATAACCAGCTTCAGAATCTGGCTCAAAAGTAAAACCACTTATGCAGCCCAGTAGTCCCTCCTCTTCGCTGAATTGGGAATTGTTTTTTACTAGGTTGCAAAACTGAACCCTCAAAAGTGGTGGGGCGGCGAGGGTTCTTCCTTTGCCCATTCTGCCAACTAATGGCTCGCCATACACAGGATACAGCATTTGAATTAGCTTACTGTACTCGAACATATTTTCTTCCGCTTTTTCCAAACTGGGAGATACCACATCAAACGCTATTGATATTGATCTGGTTGTGCCCTGGTATGTTTGAATCGGATCCATTCTACCATACACTGTTTCCGCAGACCAACCGACATTGTAAGCATCTGAAAAATTCTTTATAAATGCGGGAAACTCCACCCTTGTCCCTGTGGCTACACTGAGGAATTTCACCATGAAGTCTGAGCCTTTTGCTATGTCGTGAAATGATATCATTCTTTCGCCTTCCTTACTGTCTTGGTGGCATCGGCGGCAATAGTATTGCCACCACTATCAAATATTGTTACATCAATGCCGATTCCATCTTTCACCGCTGTAGACAGATCCTTTGCGGCCTGTGATAGTTTTTCGACTGCTTTTTCGCCGCCCTTTTCGCCAAGGGTCTTTATAAATTCGATGAAGGTTTCTGGTCTCCGCGGACCGGAGACTGACTCGCGTTCGCCTCTTTGAAAATTTTCTATAGTGGTCCTTGCAGCGTCGATGTTGCCTTCTTTAATTTGAGTTATTATAGCTCGAAGGTCGGTGGCGCGTTTTTCTAGACCGGATTGGGTGAAATCTGTGTTTGCAGTTCCTCTGTCGACCATCCTAAGTATGTCCGCGGGGTTCTCCAGTCCTGTTCCTTGGGTGACAGATTTGAATGGGTCTAAGAAGGCGCTGCGCAGTGCTTGTCTTTCTTCTATGAGTCTTCTTTGCACAGGTGTAAAGGTCTGTCTCATTGTTTCTGCTAGTGATTCGAAAGAATCATTCACTTTATTTGCGCCCTTTGCCATCTCGTTTAGAGCGCGTTCTCTTGGGTCTTTTGGTGCCTTTGTAGCTAGTGCTTCGTTGATCGTTGTCTTACCCATAAGGAGCCTTCTCGTGTCGTCTGGTGACAGTCCCAGTCCTCCTGCTATGCTTCTGAGTTCAAACTTTCCAAGGTTCTGTACTCCGCCCCTGAGATTCTTTCTGATTCCGGATACCAACGTTTCAAGTCTTTCTTCCTCTGATTTACCTAGAAGGTCTATCGAGTTGAATACAGACTTTCCAAGAATTGCATTTAGTTTTCCTGCCTTACTGGAAGAACCTTCAAAGTTGTCCATGGCTTCACCGAAGGCATTTGTTAAACTTGAAAAGGATACACCGGTCGCTCTGGAGGTGAATTGTAGTTTTCTAAATATTGTTTCCACCTTCGCAGAGTCGTAAAGTAGGTCCTTCTGAGCTTCTCTAAACTCTTCTGCTAGTTTTCTTGGACTAACGGCTAACTGCTGCGCTAGATTCGCAACACTCACACCAAGCGAGTTTGCTGATTCAGCGTTCATACCAAATGATTGAATTGCATTATCAAAAATGCCAGTCATTGTATCTGCCTCAATACCAAGCTGCTTAGCAACTCCAACTGTTGCCGCCATTGAATCTTTGCTTTGATCATTCACCATGATGAATGTCTTCATATTGTTAGCGGTATCTCTAAAGGCCCTTTGTCCAGTTTTCACATCACCAAAATATTTGAATAGTCTTTCACCTGATCTTGTAACTGCTTTGAAGAAGTCTCCTCCTTCTGAAAACCTATCAAAATACTGACCACCTTGCTTAATAAAGTCTACTTGTATGTCGAGAGCCGTTTTGTAATCTGATATTAATCTCTCTACCGTAAGCTGTTGAGCATCCAGCGCTCCTGTAATGTTATCTGCAACATCTTTTAGTGTCTTAAATTGTGAAATGTCAGAAGCTGTGGGGGCACTTGAACTTCTAGATTTTCCAGCCTTTGCAGACTTCATTTGTTTATTGTAGAAATTGTTTAGTGCATCCCGGGCTTCCTTTTTAGCCACGGCGCCTTGTGCATCTGATAATTCTTGTACGTAATCTGCAAATGTTTTTGCCATTTAGATAAACCTCTCCTGTGTATACTAATTATCAGGTAAATCAGTTTTCTCTTTTGTTTCTCGACTCAATGATCTCTACGTTTTTAGTAACAAACCAGTTTCTCAAACCTACTGGTAAGTTATATGCCTCCGTAAAACTAAAGTGCCCATGATGTTGAAGGAATATAATTTCCTCATACGTCACCTTCTGAACGTAATCAGAGGTCAGGCCAAAAGAAGCCCAATGTGAAGGGCACCTCGCTTTCCGATTCCTCTCCGCAGGATCCGCAAGCGACCTTTTGTTTTGTAGATACTCTAGGTGTGATGGAGTTTACCACGCTCCTTATCTTTCTGGAGTCTATAGCTGGTAAAGCTTCAAATAATTGATTTAAGTGTGATTGATCTGATATTCCCTGAACTTCAACAACGGCCAAACGAAACAAGTTTATAGTCGCATTGTGTTCAAGACCCAGCTCCTCTGCTCTTTGCTTTTGCTTATCCAAGTACTCTAAATCTCGGCCGGTCAAAACCTTTACTTTAGCTTCCAAAGTTAACTTTGGCAGTTGGAAACAAAAGAGGCCTGAATCGCTTTCAAAACTAACACCATCAAGTTCATTTTCAACTATCTCTCTTTCTTCAAGATTGAAAACAAACTCACATACTTTCCTACAGTGAGGGCATGGCATTCTCATTGAATATTCGGACCCGTAGCCAGTGATCCTCGCGGCGATCAGGATAGCGTTTCTATCCGTCTCTATAAGTTCCTGAACGTCGATAGACTTATCAACAAGTATCGAACCGAGCAGCCTGTCAAAGACAGATCCATCCTCGATAAAGCTTTGGTTCGCGAGGAGATCTTCCTCTCTCGCTGTCATGTGTCTTATCTCTACATTCTGACGACCGTAAAGAGTTGAGTCTTGCTCGTAAAACCTACCTCTTGTTGGTAATTCTACCACTTCTGTTGGTACCACAAAAGATATACCAAAGGGATTGCTCTGCTGCTGTTGCGGTGGAGCAATATTTGGCTGCGAGGGTTGTGGTGTTGGATGATTTATTTTTGTTCTGCTAGAATTTCTAGACATTTATTCCTCTTTTCATATTATGTAGATGGGGCATTTAAACTCCAAGTATTAGAGTCAGTTCTTTCTGGGAGTTCCAGTGTAGCCCAATCATATCGAATAGTCATACTAATATCAACAAGTTCGTCCGAACCATAATCCAAACTTCCGAAGTCTACATTTGTTAAAAATGGATTATTGAGTGTCCACTTTTCGAGCACATTCTCTTCTTGTGCTCCTGTGTTTGCGCCGAATTGGACAAGCTGTATTTGTCCTCCTAGTCCATCAACAAATGCTTTCTTAGAAATAGTTCTAGGCTCATTTGGCTGTGATGTGAACTTGTCGGGTAAGACATAACCTGCTGCTTCTAAAATCTTTACCAAGCTGGCTGTTGAGTCAGGTTGCACAGGATCTACAATAGTAACATCAACTGTAGCCCATTCAACACGACCAGGATAATAGAACTTGTAGTTCAAGAAATCGTGATTGACTTCTCCGACTGAGAATGATGGCTTTTTTACATTTTTTACGATAAACTGTGGCATACCAGCAATGTAGAGTAGCCATCGAAACTGTCGTTTTGGTTCGATACTCGCTTGGTTCCAGAATTGTGAATTTGTAGGCATATTAAATTATCTCCCTAATATTATATATGGTCTCGGATGCTTTTTTCAATCATTAATCCTCGAAAGAAGCACCAGTATTTGTTATAACAAAATCAACTGCAATAAACTCAATAGCTCTAGCTGGCTTCAAGAAGATCTTTGCGTACATCACGTTTCTATCCACTAAATCTGGTGTGGTGGTAGTGTTATCTAAGATCACCTTGAAGTCCGACAGACCAAGTCTTGTCTGAACACTCTGAAGGAAAGGATTTACCTGGCCTAAGAACCTGTTCCAAGTAGCAGGAACATTCTGATCAAATAATAATCCGGATGCAATTCTAGATATCT